GATCACTACAAGCCCTACAAGGCCAATCGTGCTGTGGCCCGTGCTGCCATGAATGATGAACAGGCTGAAGAAGACAAACTGTTCTGGGAAACCTATGATGAACTGACTAAATACTTGAGCAACAAGACCAATTGCAGTGTGATTCGTGAGCCCCAGGCCGAAGCGGATGACATCATTGCACGATGGATTGCCCTACACCCCCAAGACGAACACATAGTTGTCAGCTCAGACACAGACTTTGTGCAGCTGATCGCACCCAATGTCAAACAGTACAATGGTATCACAGATGAGCTGATCACACTAGATGGAATCTTTGATGTCAAAGGTCAACTGATCAAGGACAAAAAGACCAAGCTGCCCAAGACTGTACCCGACCCTGCCTGGTTGTTGTTTGAAAAGTGCATGCGTGGCGACACCAGTGACAATGTGTTCTCAGCATATCCTGGTGTGCGAACCAAGGGCACCAAGAACAAGGTTGGACTAGAAGAAGCGTTTGGCGACATGGGCAAGAAAGGCTATGCCTGGAACAATCTCATGTTGCAGCGTTGGACCGACCATAATGGTCTAGAACATCGTGTGCTGGATGATTACGAACGTAACCGTGCCTTGATTGACCTTACAGCACAGCCACAAGAGATCCGGGACCTGGTGGATGCTACCATACGTGCTCAAGTGAGTCACAAGGACGTGGGTCAAGTGGGCAGTCACTTTTTGAGATTCTGTGGCAAGTATGAATTGGTCAAGTGCAGCGACTCAGCAGACAGCTTTGGACGCTGGTTGAATGAAACCTATAAAGGAGTATTGAATGAACATAGTAGCTAAACCCATAGTCAAAGATCAGTTCTGGATTTTGAAACAGGACGATCGCAAGGTCGGCAACATTGAAGCCACTGATGATGGCTTTGCAGTCAAAATCAACAACAAGATTACGCCATTCAAGACCATGGCCATGATCCGTAAACAAGGCGATATTGAATTTGCTGCTGTAGGCAATCGACCGTCAAAGGAACCTGCCAGTTATCAAGTGCAAGGTTATCCATCTGGTTCACGAGTGTACAATCCCATCTGGGATGTGCAACACAAGTTGCCCCTGTACACCAAGAATAAAAAATCCAGATCCTGGTACGCTGCTGGCTGGTATCAGGTCAAGCAACGCAGAACATGGACTATTGAGCAGAGTCCCAAACTTATTACCTTGCAGCGTTATCAATATCAAGGTCCATTTTACACCAAAGAAGAAGCCAATGTCAAACCCCTTCCGTGATCAAGAAAAATTCATGCGAGCCTGCGACCAAACAGTTGGTGGCAAGTTTGATGAAGATCAATTTAACTTATATGTTAGTCTAATAGAAGAAGAGGCTAATGAACTTGCCGATGCAATTACAGCTCATGATCAATTAGAAACTCTCGATGCACTAGTTGATATTCTAGTGGTCACTATTGGTGCTATTCATAGCATGGGCAGTGATGCTGAAGGTGCCTGGAAAGAAGTAATGAGTACAAACTTTGCCAAGATTGGCGAAGATGGCAAGGTGCGCAAGCGTGAAGATGGCAAGGTGCTCAAGCCACAAGGCTGGGAACCGCCTGACCTCAAACCGTTCCTAGAGCGAAAAGGCGTATTCAACAAGTTTTCCTGATGAGCATACATATAAATCGATTTGTTGATTCAGTAAAAGCACACGAATCTCGCGGGCAAAAGGACTTTGTCATGAGCCTGCGAGATGCCAAGGACCTGCACAGTGACATAACCAAAATGCTACTGGTAGTCACTGAACTGCAACGCCGGCAGCTGGACACAGACAATTCACAGGTAGTCAACGTGGAACTCTCGGGCAAAGACTTTTAAACTACATACATTTCTGATAAATAAATGTAGGAGTATTACTGCATGAGTCGCCCAAAGCCAAAGGTGTTGATAGAAAACACCAACAAACAAACTTACAAATCTGAGCAAGTGTTGGCCAGCGAAGGTATCTGGGCGGTGTTTTTTGACAACTTGCCCATCAACCTAAAGACTTCTAATCTGCTGACACAGTATCCTGGGCCCAAGTACAAAAAGGTTTCGTTTTCGAACCCGGGACACGCAATCAATCTTGCACGAAAATTGAATGTGCAATTTCGCACTGACAAGTTTTCAGTAGTGCTACTCAAGCAAGGGGAAAAGATATACCCCGATGCTCGATAAATCCCAACTCACCCAACAAATCTTACAAGGCTTACCGTCAGACGATTGTCCTGCATTTGACGAAGCATTTGCCGCGTGGTGGATGGATTCTCGCGACAGGGGCGGCATGCGACTGACCACAGCAGGTTATCAGGCCATTGCCACAATTGATATTGCGGCGTATGTGTTTGATATTTCAGTGAGCATGGCTCTGCTGCCCAGACACCTGTTGCTGCTGGACCGAAAACTGGATTGCCCTTATTATCTCAAGACAGGAAAGAAACCGCAGATCACCTTGTTTGGCAGCGAGCAGGCCTTGATGCTGACCATGTACGGGGATTTGAACAGATTCATGCGGTATCTGGAACGTACCTAGATCATACCAATCACTGTTGGATCAGATGTTTTTGATTTTTTTGATGCCAAAGGTAATGGCCTTGTATTCATATTTTTCGGGACAAAATTTACACTGTGGAATCACGTCATCAATGGTGCGTAAAAATTCTTCGCCGCGAACATCACACTCATCAACTGTGAGTGGACGATAACTGTTCAATAGTGCCCTATCTTGATCGCTGAGTTCAAAATGATGTTGTTCGTCGAACTCGGGCATCAACGCAACCGGACCGCACTTGTATAACTTACCATTGATCATGTGATAGTTCTTGAATCTTCTAAATGTGCAATTTTCGTGAGCAAGATCTGGATTGCTTTGATACAAGGTGTGAGCACCGTTGGGCAAATCAATTATACTACTTTGAACAAATTTGTCACTATTCCAGGCGTGTATTTTTATTTTGTCTGCATTGATAAATTGATAATTGCTGCCAATGGGATCATCAGCATTTTGAGTCTCGGTGACTGTGGGTCCAAGAAAATTCCTAACTCTAGTAAAAATATTTTCTCGATCTGTAGGGTCATGTATACTGATTCCCAACCAATTACCTGCTGCAGGATCTAGTGCGGTGGCTAGACCGGGCACTCGATCAATTCTAGTACCATTGCTTTGTACCTGCACCCCAGAGTGGTCTGGCCACAATTTTCTAATACCTGTGATCCATTTTACAATGTCTGGATTCAGCAGCGGTTCGCCACCGAGTATTACTGGATGGCGTATATCAATTTTGTCGGCCCATTTTGTCAAAATAGGTTCTGCATCTTGCCAACGCTGCCACCCGGTGAATTTGTAGTTGTTAAAACGATTGCACCCGTTGCAGGTCATATTGCATACATTGGTGATATAAAATTCAAGTCGATCAATCAGGTGTCTAGTCATGTTGTTATTTATTTGCAGTATTTTACCCACAAGATAATCTTGAATGTTGTAAAACTGCCATAATCGGCCTGATTGACCAATATTCGCCGAAATGCTATAATATGGGCATACGCAAAAAGGAGCTGGAGATGAACAAACGAATCGCAGAACTTTACGACCAGGCTATCATAATTGAAAATGGTGGAGATTATGTTTGTGGTGAATTGGATCCAGAAAAGTTCGCTAACCTGATTGTGGCTGAATGTGCCGAAATTGCACTAGTTGATGGACAAGCCACTGGCAACTTTGAGCTTTTCAACAAGATTTCAAGGCATTTTGGGGTGAAATAATTCGGTTGCCCAATATTCGCCGAAATGCTATAATACACGTATGGAAGCAAAAAACACACCCCGTAAAAAGCGAACAGATCGTACACATGTTATCTACATGCTGCAATCTGGTGCTGATTTCTACATTGGCGTCACTGCCAAGACTGCCAGCACAGTGAAACGAAGTGTGCAGACTCGTTTCAACAAGCACGTTTATCGCAGCAGAACTGAAGACAAGAGCTGGGCACTGTATGAGTGCATGCGCGAGCGCGGTGCAGACAGTTTCACAGTGGTGATCGTGGACGTGGTGCGCGGCAAGTCAGCTGCTCACGCACTAGAGCGCGAACTCATACGTGAGCATCGACCCAACTTGAACAGCGATGTTCGTGGGTGCTGATCGGGTTGACCATTATTGCCCGAAATGCTATAATACACACATACACAGCAACAAACAGGAGTTGATAT